CACATCTTGGTATTTTTGATGAAATACATGAATTTAAGAATTTCAAGTTAATCAATGTTATTAAAAAATCACGTGGTGCACGTAAACAACCAATGATTGTTTATATCACTACAGCAGGGTATCAGCTTGAAGGACCGCTTGTTCAATACTATGAAATTGCAACGGATGTTTTGGAAGGGATTATCGACCAAGATAGAAAGTTTTATTTCATGGCTGAAATGGATAATGTAGATGAAATTGAGAATCCTGAACTATGGATTAAAGCAAACCCTAATATGGGAGTTTCGCTAGACCTTCCATCGCTTATTGATGATTGGAATACAGACAAGCATACGGATGCTGAAAAAAATGACTGGATTACAAAGCAATTTAACATCTTTGTTGATAATGATGAAATGTCCTTTGTTGGTATTGAGATATTAAAAAGGAATGAAGGAGTTATTGATATAAAAGGATTAGCTGGTAAAGAATGTGTTGCAGGTTATGATTTATCTGCAACAGAAGATTTTACAAGTGCTTGTTTAGAGTTCCCTTTAGATGATGGAAATGTTTTTGTATTATCTCATAGTTGGGTTCCGCAGGCTAAAGTTGATCGTGATAACGAAAATATTAGCTTTAAAGAGTTTAAAGATAAAGGTTGGCTCACTATTATCCCTGGTGAGTATGTGAAATATGAGTATGTGTATGATTGGTTTGTTGAGCAATCTGACCACTATTTCATAAAGAAAATTACTTATGATCCAGCCAATGCTTATCGTTTAAATGAAGATTTGAAAGCATATGGATTTAAAACTGAACCAGTTCGACAAGGTCATTTAACTTTAAGCCCAGCATTAAAGGATGTAAAAGAATTGTTGTTAGATGGAAAAATAATTAGTAATAAAAACCGTCTTTTCCGTTGGTATATGAACAATGTAAAGCTTGTGGAAGACAGGAACGGGAACTTTTTACCATCTAAACAGAGTAAATATCGAAAAATTGATGGTTTTGCAGCGTTTTTAAATGCTCACACAGAAGTAATCCCTATGTTATCTCAATTACAAGGTGATGGAAATATTGAATTTATATCAGTTAACGATCTTTTTAAATAGAAAGGCGGTGAGAAATTGAAACTGATTAATCGTGTTAAGGGGGCAATTAAAGGAGCTTCATTGGGATGGAAAGGTGCTGGATATGACTTCACTTCATGGTTTGGAAGGAAGTTTTGGGGTATTGATAATGCGAAGTTAGCTACAAATGAGACGATTTTTAGTGTGATTAGCAGATTATCTAATACAGTAGCATCTTTGCCATTAAAGCTTTACAAGGATTATGACACGGTTTTTAACCAAGTGTCTGATGTTGTGATTAATGAACCGAATCCAAACATGACCGGATTTGAATGGATAAATAAAATTGAAGTTTCAAGAAATGAGACTGGAAATGGATATGCAGCTATTATCCGTGACATTCGATTTCAAGTGGAATCATTAATCCCTATTGAATCCGCTTATGTAACGCCTTTTTTAAACACTGATGATAATAATTTGTGGTATGAGGTACGTGGGATTGAAGGTACATATTATATCCACAATATGAACATGTTTCATGTTAAACACATCACAGGTATTTCAAGATGGAAAGGTATTTGTCCAATTGATGTATTGAGAAATACTCTTGAATATGATAAGGCAGTACAAGAATTTAGTTTGTCAGAAATGCAGAAGAAAGATAGTTTTATTTTGGATTATGCAACACAGGTAGATAATGACAAGAGACAAAAAATCATTGATGATTTTAGACGATTCTATCAAGAGAATGGTGGTATTTTATTCAGGGAACCAGGTGTGAATATAGAAGAAATGGAGCGGAAATACTTCGCTTCAGATACGTTAGCATCAGAACGGATTACTCGTTCAAGGGTTGCTAACGTTTTTAACGTTCCGGTTACATTTTTAAATGACACGGAAGGACAGAGTTATAGCAGTAATGAACAGCTGATGATTCAGTTTGTTCAAATGACTTTAACTCCTATTGTTCGCCAGTATGAGCAAGAAATGAACCGTAAGTTGCTTAATAAAAAAGAACGGCAAGAAGGCCATTACTTTAAATTTAACCTTGGAGGGCTGTTAAGAGGTGATACGGCTTCAAGAACAGCTTATTATCAAGCTGCAATTAGGAGTGGATGGTTATCACAAGATGATGTTCGTCAAAAAGAAGATGAACCGCCTGTGGGTGGTAATGCTTCAAAACTTTGGGTAAGTGGTGATTTATATCCGATTGATATGGACCCAACTCAACGGAAGGGGGTGAAAAACGGTGGCAAAGAACAAACAGAATAAGTTTTTTCAAATGAAAGCATCTGCCAATGGTAAAACGGCCGATGTTTTTATTTATGGAGAAATTACAAAGTATGCATGGGAAGAGTATGGAGAAGTATCTTCTATTACGTTCAAAAATGAACTTGATGAATTAGGTGATGATATTGAAACGATTAACCTTTACATCAATAGTCCAGGTGGATCTGTTTTTGAAACGATGGCTATTATCGCAATGTTACAAAGACATCAGGCAAAGGTTATCTCTTATATTGATGGAATAGGCGCTTCGTGCGCGTCAGTATTACCAATGATTTCAGACAAAATCATTATGTATGCTAATTCAATGATGATGATTCATAATGCGTGGACATACGCATCAGGAAATGCCAATCAGTTACGTAAAGCAGCGGATGACATTGAACGTATTAACCAGTCGATGGTACAACACTATTTAACTCGTGCTGGCGATAAGTTAGATGAAGATACATTAAAACAATTACTAGATGCAGAGACATGGTTATCAGCTGAGGAAGCAATGAATTATGGACTTTGTGATGAAATTATCTCAGCAAATAATGCGGCAGCATGTCTAGATGAAAAATGGATGAAAGAATACAAAAATGTTCCACAACAATTAGTAAACGCACAAGCTAACATACCATCCAACGAAATGTTAGAAAGACAAAAAATTGCCGAAGAAGCGAAAGCTAATGCGGACTATATAAAGACAATTTTAGGAGGAATTCATTTATGAAAATGAAAAATAAATTTCGATTATCTCTTGGTAACTTTCAATACTTTTCAAAAAATACATTATTTGAATTAAAGCAAAATTTATCCACTATTGGTCAACAGCTCCAAAAAGTAGAGAATGAGCTTTCTCAGAAGGCAATTGATCCATCCGCAACCATGGATAGTCTTCAAGCGTTACAACAATCTAAGAAAGACCTACAAATGCGTTTCGATGTAATTAAAGAACAACATGATACGATGGAAGCTGAACAAAAAGCACAATTCCAAAGTCAAACTGGTTTGCAAGCCATTGAAGATCCAAAACAAAAGGTAGTTGCAGCGAAAGCAGAATTGGTTCGGGCAACAATTCGCGGTGGTACCTTATCACAAGAAGCGCGAGCGGCTCTTGGTGATAAAAATTCCACAGGTGGAGAAAAGATTCTTCCAAGTACGATGACGAACGAACTATTACATGAGCCATTTGTTAAAAATCCATTAAGAGAGGTATCTACATTTACAAGTGTGACTAACCTTGAAATTCCCAAAGTTACATTTACATTAGATGATGACGATTTTATTGCTGATACAGAAACAGCGAAAGAATTAAAAGCTGAAGGTGATGTTGTAATATTTGGGCGCAATAAATTCAAGATTTTTGTCCCTATTTCAGAAACTGTTTTAGCAGCAACTGATACAAACTTAGTACAAACAGTAGATCAAGCACTAGAAAGTGGTTTAGCAGCAAAAGAGAAAAAAGTAGCATTCACAACAACTCCTAAAGCAGGAGAAGAATCCATGTCATTCTATAAAGCTGGTATTAAAACTATTAAAGGTGCTAATTTATACAAAGCTATTAAGTCAGCAATTGCAGATTTACATGAGGATTTCCGTGCAAATGCAACTATTAAAATGCGTTACGCTGATTATCTAGATATAATTGAAATGCTTGCAAATGGTAGCGCTACTTTATACAATGCTCAACCAGAACAGGTTTTAGGTAAACCGGTTAAGTTCTGTGATTCAGCAGTAAATCCTGTTGTGGGTGACTTCCGATATTCGCACTTCAACTACGATCCGAAGATGATTTATGATCGTGACAAAGATGTGAAAACAGGTATTGAACTGTTTGTTTTAACAGCTTGGTTTGATCATAAAATTAAGCTAAAATCAGCATTCCGTATCGCAGAAGTACAGACTACACCCTAATCCTCCCCAGGGACCAACAGGATTAAAAGTTGATTCAACTACGGTAACAACGGCCAACATTAGTTGGTCTCCTGTTGTCTATGATGGGGGCATTAAAGAATATCAAATAATCCGTAACGGAAAACAAGTAGGAACATCGGTAACAACAACATATAAAGATACAGGTTTGACAGGTGATACAACGTATTCTTATCAAATAAAAGCTGTAGCCAATAATGGGTTAATTTCATCTTTAAGTGCTGAATTATCAGTAAAAACAAATGCTTCAGGATCGTAGGTGATAGTATGCTGGAGCTTATAAAAGGGAAATTAAAAATTGATGGGGATGAAGAGGATACTGTTATTCAGCTTCTAATTGATGGAGCAAAAGAAGCTTTATTAGGATCTGGTGTTCCTGAAAGTGAAAAGGCACTCTACAAAATAGCAGTAATTACACATGTCTTATTAAACTACGAGAATCAAGATAAGTCATTAAATGTCCCTGCATTAAAACAGTCATTAGAAACTACTATATTGCAATTAAGGGACTATAATAATGGTGATAATCATGAATCCAAGTAAATTAAATAAACGAATAACAATTCAACAAGAAATTACAAATAAAAAAGATGAAGAGGGGAATCCAATTCCATCTGAATGGAAAGATGTTGTCACTGTTTGGGCAAGAGCAAAAACACCATTTGGAAAGGGATTTAATTATGAAATATTCGCTGGAAATACCGAGAATGCGGTACGTACAGTGAATTTTTTTATGCGATTTCGTAGGGGAATTGATTCGAAAATGCGAGTCTTGTATGATGATCGACTCTTTGAAATAAAAGCTGTTGTAGATGTTGATGAACAACATAAAGAAACATGCTTGGTGTGTGAGGAGCGATCTATATGGCAGAAGTAACGACCTTTGGAATACAAGAAGCAATTCAGCGTTTTGAAGCTTTAGGAAGAAGTGTAAAAACAATTGAAAACTCAGCATTAAAGAAAGGTGCTGGGGTAGTAAGGGATGCTTTAGAGGCAGAAAGTCCAGTAAGTGCACATCCGAAACCACCTTCACCAAAAGAATCATGGAGAACAGGTAAACATGCAAAGGATGAGGTGCTTGTCGGAAAAATAAAAACTCGAAATGGAGTCAAATCAATTAGTGTGGGGTGGGAAAAAGATGATAATTCTCCACACTTTTATATGAAATTCCAAAATTGGGGAACCAGTAAAATGCCCCATCCACCACATAAAGGGTTTATAGAAAAGACAGTAACTCACACGGAAGTAAAGGCAGTTCATGAGATGCGAAATGTCTTTGCAGCGGCATTGCAAATCGTATGAGATTTTTAGAAAAAGATGTGTTACGTGCTCTTACAAATTCTTTTATTGTAGAGAAAATTGGTGGAGAATATATCTACAATATGGTTCGTGGTGATGATAACGGAAAAACATGGATTACTTATTCTGAGCTAGATAATGGTGCTGGGAGATACGCAGAGGGTGTGGAATCTACCAGCATTATTTTATTTCAAGTAGATATTTGGTCCTTTAGTCCCGTGAAGGGGGATTTAAAAGAAGCGGTAAACACCTGTATGAAAAATATAGGATTTCAGCGTATTACAACAGCAAATTTATATGAACCAGATACGAAAATCTATCATTATGGTATGAGGTTTCGTACAGAATTAAAAATTTAGGAGGAAAACAAATATGGCAATTGCGGTCGATTTTAGAGATTTACATTATGCGATTTTGACAGAAACACCAGATGGTAAGTTTACGTATGCAGCACCTAAGAAAATTGGAGATGCAGTAAGTGGCAAAGCTTCACCTAAAAATGAATCTGTAACGTTCTATGCAGAAGGAG